TCTGGCACCGCGCCCGGCATTCCCGCTGCTCCGGCGGGACTGGAACGCGCGATCTGCACCCTCGGGCCGATATGCCGTGCAGCGCGCGGTCGGCGAACTGATCGATGGCTACCGGCGGCGTCATGCCGAACGGTTCCGCTACGACGGCGCGACCGCCGGCCGCCGCGCGTACGGTTGGTACGCGGCCTCGACCGACGCCAACGTCGAGCTGATGGGGTCGCTCATCTGGCTGCGCAACCGCAGCCGCGATCTTGTCCGCAACAACCCGTATGCCGCGAATGCGATCACGGTGCTCGCCGGCAACGTGGTCGGGACCGGCATTGTGCCCAAGGCCAAGACGGGCAATACAGGGATCGACAAGATCATCGACGCGGAGTGGCCCTTCTTCGCCGAGGCTTGCGACACGCCCCAGCGCCTCGATTTCTACGGCATGCAGACGCTGACCGTCCGCACCATGGCCGAGAGCGGTGAAGCGATCGTCCGTTTCCGACCCCAGCCGGCGGCCTTCGGTTTGCGCATTCCGCTTCAGCTTCAGATGCTGGAAGCCGACTTTCTCGATCAGGCCCGCACCATGGGGCTGATCAACGGCCACGTGATGGAGGGCGTCCAGTTCGACGAGAAGGGCCGGCGCGTAGCGTACTGGCTGTTCAGCTATCACCCCGGCGGCGTGCTGATCCTCAATCCACGCGGCGGCATCGTGAGCCAGCCGGTTCCGGCCGAGCAGATCATGCATGTCTACCAGGTGCTCCGGCCCGGCCAAGTCCGCGGCGTGCCCTGGCTCGCGCCTGTCATGATGGCGCTCCGTGACCTCGACGATTATTGCGATGCGGAGCGGGTGCGGAAGAAGGTTGAAGCTTGCGTGACTGCGTTCGTGCAGCAACCGGAGGGTGCCGACGGCGAACCCATGGGCATCGCGGGCACGGACCCCTCGAGCGGACTGCCGGTGGAGAGCTTCCAGCCGGGCATGGTCGAGTACCTGAAGCCAGGCCAGGAGATCAAGTTCAACAACCCGCCGGCGGCTGGCGGCTATCGCGAATACAAGATGACCGAGTTGCAGGGCATCATGGCCGGCATCGGTTTGCCCTACGAACTCGGCACGGGCGACATGTCGCAGGTGAATTACTCCTCCTGGCGCGGCGGAATGCTGGGCTTCCGGAACACGGTCGAGAATTACCGCTGGCTTACGCTGATTCCGTTGTTCTGCATGCCGGTGTGGCGCCGGTTCATTGAGGTGCTGGTTTTGCAGGGGAAGATTCCGGCGTCGGTCGTCAATGACGAGAGGATCAATCTGCGGATGGTGCAATGGACGGCGCCGCGCTTTGAGTCGGTTGATCCGGTGAAAGATGCGGAAAGCGTGCTGAAGGACGTACGCATGGGCCGGAAGACCTGGTTCGAAGCAGTGCTGGAAAACGGCTACGATCCGACCACGCAGCTTGAGCAAATCGCCCTGTTCAACAAGCTCGCCGACAAATTCGAGATCATCCTCGACATCGATCCGCGCAACGTCACACTGCGCGGCCAGGAGCAACCGGCCAACACGGAGGAGCGCACGCCCAGCAGCAAGCCAGCGGCGACACCCACTCCCGGTGCACCGAAGGGCAAATCCCCCACCGCGCTTTCCGAAGAGGATCTCGCGATGGTGAAGGAACTGCTCGTCGCGGGCATCTCGCGCAACACCACCTGGGAATCCACCTCCCGGCTTTACCGGGGATAAATCCAAACACGGAAGGAGAAACGTTTCCATGAAGGCACCTCCACAGGTATTGGCCGGGGTTCAGGAGGCCATTAACCTCGAACTGTCGCTCGCGCTGCAATACCTGCTCGATCAGCGCAACGTGAAGCGGTTCGGCTTGAGCATCGCCGATGGGCTGAAGGCGCTGCACGAGCAGTGCGAATCCTACGCGAAGGATCTCGCAAGCCTGGTGCTGTTCCTCGACGGCGCACCGCAGTTCGGACCGAAGCCGGCGGTGACACACAAGACCGTCACGGAGATCCAGACGGACGCGATTGCCGCCGAGACGGCGCTTGTAGCGCGGTACACGGCGCTTTGCAAAGAGGCCTACGAGGCGGGCGAGATCGACGTTTTTCACCTCTACCAGCACTTGGTCAAGTGGCACCGCCGGGGCGGAAACGGCAACGAGGGCCACCTCGCCTGGCTTCAGAAACAGAACTGGCAGCTCCTGGAGTTCGGCGAAAAAGATTACGAGGCCGTGAAGGCCTAGAAGGAGCGAGCGATGCCACTTCTTTCACAGCAGCTTACCGATCTGAATCAGGGCCCGGAACCCGGCGTACCGCGTGAGGGCGCCGGCAAAGACGCACCGGAGCTGAAGACCTCAGCGGAGCGCGGGCGGGATTCAGAAGTGTTTTCGGCCGATGCACAGGTGATCCCCAGCACCGCCAACGCCAAGGACGGCACCATCGACGTGGTCTGGTACAGCGGGGCTTATGTCCCGCGCGTAGATCGTTCCACCGGCGAGCCGTACATGTTGAAGCTCGACATGGCCGGTTGCCGCATGGACCGCCTGAACAATGGCGCGCCCGTGTTCGACACCCACTTCACCGGTGACGATTTCAAGTCGCTGATCGCGGGGAAGGTGGGGACGCGCGCCCAGGTGGGCGTCGTGCGCCGCGCCTGGCCCAACGGCGAAAAGGGGATGGCCACCGTGCAATTCGATCTTGGTGACCCGGACGGCGCCGAGATGTTCCGCAAGGCTAGCGCCGGCATCCTCCAGAACCTGAGCTTCGGCACCTTCGTGTACAAGCGCGAGCAGGTGGACCCGCAGACGCTGCAGACCGAAGGTCCGAACCGCAACCTGCCGGAAGGCAAGGCGCCCTACCTCAACGACAAGGAAATCGGCATGTTCAAGGCAGTGGACTGGGAGCCGTTTGAGATCTCTCCCTGCACCATTCCCGCCGATTTCAATACGTGCTTTTTGAGCGCGCAACCAACCGGTGAAGTCACAATTTTCGGCACGCCGAACCAGGGCGTGATCGATGCATTACGGGCAATCAGCCCACCAAAGGAGAAACCTGCAATGCCGGAAACCACCACGCAGGAAACGGGCGCGGATGCCCGTGCTGTAAACGAACAGGCCTTGACTGCCGCGCGCGAAGAGGCGGTTCAGGCCGAACGGCAGCGTGTCAGCGAGATTCAGGCGCTGAGCGCGGCCGCAGTCAAGGCGGGTGTCGACGCCACGGTCATCAGCGAGTTCATCGCCAAGGGCGTGTCGGCGGACCAGGCGCGCAAGGAGCTTTTCGACCGCATCGCGGATGTGGGAGGCCGGGGCGTACCGCCGGGTCCGGGGGCAAAGGGGCCGAAGGTTCCGACCATCCCCGAAGTTGCCCGCGACGGCATGGTCCAACGCCTCGCCTGCATGGAGATGGCGTTGCTCCTGCGCGCCGATGGCCGCTTCTTCCTCGCGCGGCGCCAGGACCACAACGGCAACTACGTCGGGGAATACCTCGATGGCTGTGGCCCCGACCACCAGAAGCGCGCCGAGGAGATGGCCCGCGAGTACCGCAATTTCAAGCTCATCGACATGGCCAAGGAGTGGTTGACCTTCAGGGGCGTGAACCCCCGCGGCATGGACGTGACCCGGATTGCCGAGCTGGCGCTTCAGGGTCCGTCGCGCGGCGTTGAGTTTTTCGAGGGCGGCGCCGAGTCCACCTCCGACTTTCCGGCGATTCTGGCCAATGTCGCCAACAAAACCCTGCGCCAGGGGTACGAAGCCTACCCGCGCACCTTCCAGCCCTTCTGCCGCCAGGTGACCGCACAGGACTTCAAACCCATCAACCGCGTGCTGCTGGCCGACGCACCCGCCCTGCAGGCGCTCAACGAAAAGGGCGAGTACCACCGGGCGCAGCTCACCGACAACAACATCAGCTACAAGCTGGGCACCTACGGCGAAATCGTGGCGATCACCCGCAAGGTCATCATCAATGACGACCTCCAGGCGTTCACCCGCGTTCCGGCGCTGCTCGGCGTGGCTGCGGCGCGGCTCGAGTCGGATACCGTCTGGGGCATAGTCACGTCGAATCCGCAGGCCATCTACGCCGGCGACAAGACGGCGACGGCGCTGTTCGCGGCCGGACACGGCAATCTGCTGACCGGTGCGGGCAGCAGCATCGATCCGACCGTCAATGCCGGCAATCCGGCGGGCACCGGTTCGCTGGTCGCTCTGGGCGCCGGCCGCAAGGCGCTGCGGCTGCAGAAGGGCCCGCAGGGCACTCCGTTGAACGTGATTCCGCGGTTCATCGCGGTGCCGACCGCGCTGGAGACCTACATGCTCCAGTTCGTGTACCCCATCAACATCGCCTCCGCGACCGGCACGGCCGTGATTCCGGAGTGGGTGCGCAGCCTGGTACCGGTGGTCGAGCCTCGTCTGGACGCGAACAGCGGGACCGCCTGGTACCTGATCGCGGACCCGGCGCAGGGTGTCGACACCATCGAATACTGCTACCTGGAAGGGCAGCAGGGCGTGTACATCGAGACTAAGCAGGGCTTCGAGATCGACGGCGTCGAGATCAAAGCGCGCATGGATTTCGGCGCGGCGGCCATCGACTACCGTGGCCTTCAGAAGAACGCCGGCGCATAGGGCGCGGCTGGCGTAGCGAACCACACCAGGACCGGGGCGGTGCAAGCCGCCCCGGAATCGCAACCAAGGAGAGATTCCAAAATGCAGAATTACGTTCAACGAGGTAATACCCTCACCGTGACCGCGCCCTATGCTTTGCTGAGCGGCGGCGGTTGTCAGGTAGGCAACATCTTCGGCGTTTCGGTGAACACCCAGAACCCTGGCGATTCCACGGAGCTGGTGGTCGAGGGCGTGTTCGACCTGGCCAAGGACGGCAGCACTTTCGTCTCGGGCGCCAAGGTTTACTGGGACAACAGCCAGCAGTTGGCCACCGCAAACACGCTGACGGCCGCGGGGGCGGCGAACAAGGAAATCGGCTTCGCGTGCCTGGATCAGGCCAGCGGCGTCGCCGCGCCTGGCGGCCAGGCGGCCGACGCGACGGTGCGCGTGAGGCTCAATCCACTCGGCCTCGGCCCAGTGGGGTCGGCCGATCTCGACCCATCCGTGGTTCAGAAAGCCGTGGTCACCCTGACGGCGGCGCAGATCCTGGCGATGAACGGGACGCCGCAGAGCATTTTGCCCGCGCCGGCAGCCGGCCAAGTGCTCGTGATCGACCAGATCATCGCGCAGATGAAACCCGGCGCGACCCAGTTCACCGGCGGCGGCGCGGTCACGTTCCAATATCACGGGACCGCCGTAGTGCCGCACTCGGGGAACATCCCCGCCGCGACGATCATCTCTGCCGCCGGCAGCGAGAATGTGGTGCCGCCGCCCACGGGCACGATCCAGCCGCCCGCCGCGACCGGCCTGGATATCACCAACGCCACGGCTGCCTTTGCCACTGGCAACGGGACGCTAGTCGTAACAGTGTTCTACTCCATCATCACCCTGAATTGAGGTAGGTCCCACCTCAGTGTGGGTCGCTCGGGGCGGTCTTCGCGCCGCCCTGGTCCGCAACCTTATATATGTCCGATTGGCAGACCATCGACGCCGCCGTGAACGCGATCATGCAGGACGCGTTCGGTGAGCCGGTTGTGTATCAGCCCGTACAAGGCGGGCTTCCTGCCGGCGATCCGGTAACCATCACCGCCATCCGCCACATTCGAGAACGCGCGGAATCCGGTGCGGCCGCGAGCGCGGAAGAAGTTTCAATCAACCCCGCCGACTTGCCGAACTTCCCTCAGCCGGGCGATTGGGTCACAGCTTGGGGAACGCAGTTTGTTGTGAAGACGGTGCGCCAGCCGGATGCCTACGGCATGGCCCAGCTTTCCCTGTTCGCACGGCAGAGTCCCGATAATGCTTAATCCCAAGACGCTCCTGGCCGAGTGGGTGACCGCGCTCCAGGCGCTGCCGAATCTCCTGGAGGCGCTCGGCGGCAGTCAGAATCGCATTCAGTTCTACACGGAAAATGCCGTCGTCTTCGGCCAGCCCACGCAGAACAACATCCGCCTGGCCATCCTGTCGATGCCGCCCGGTTCGATCCTGGTCGCGTGGCAAGGGACCGGCCCTGGTA